ATGTCGAATTCACTGCCCGCCGCCACGTTCCCCCGCGCATCCTCCGGCGCGAGCAATATCGCCCGCTCGTTTAGCGAAGTCACCAGTGGCATCCGCGACCGCGCACGCTCCGGTCAACCAGTACGGCGCAACAGTCAGAATGCCGGCGGCGCGGAAGTCGCGCTATGGCGTGCGCACAATATGTTTTCCGCCACGGAGCATAACGCGCGCATGCGCGCCGCGGAGGAATTCGACCACGAGACGAAGCTACCCGGCAAACGCAATGGCGCACTGGGCGCGATCGGGCTGGAAATCTTGCGGCTCATGCTCAGGATGCGCGGGCGCAAGACGGGGCGTCTCGATCTCAGCTACCAACAGATTGCCGACAAGATACATCGGTCGCGCAGCGCCGTGGGCGATGCACTCGATCGTCTGAAGAAGTGCGGCTTCCTCGACTGGATCCGGCGTTGCCAGCCTATTGAGGACGCCCTGCCCGACGAGCAGCAAACCGAGCAGATCCCGAACGCCTACATCCTCCTCCAGCCCCCGACCGTCCGTGAGTGCGTGAGGCGCATGCTGCGTCGACCGAGTGAGTTCGTGCGCGCCGTCGCGGAGAAGCTCGCGCGGCAGAAGAAGATCGATACCGCGACGGTCGACGACGTGATTGCCGAAGTCCAGAATCCCGAGCTGCGCGCCCTGCTCGCTAAGGTCCGCCTTTCTGTTGATAGTGCAAACCCGTTGAGCGGTCAGACAGAGGCCCTGTAAGATCTAAATATAAAAGGAACGCCTATGGCGTGCGCAGTTTGAAGCTCCGCCAAGCCCCTGAGGCCCCGAACCCAACGGGTACAGCATCCAGCGATCGCGGGTGAGCGTGCCGGCTTGCGCCGTCCCGTGCATCCTGGGGAGGATGCGCAAATTCGGTGCCATTGTAGCAACGGCTCCCATCTTCGCGGAGCTGTCCCCGTAGCAGGGCTCGAACCACAACTAGTATAGCGGGTCCATCTCTCACTTCCGATTTCAGCGATCAGTTACCCCGGAATTTGCTACTGGGCATGCTCCTCTGCGGGTAGATCTAGGACGATCGCAACCCAGTTATCCGTCTCTGCGCCCCCGCGATCGAGTAAATGAGATATAACTTCAACACACAGCCTATCGGACGCAATAAGGCGATCGTTCAAGACGTTCATCTCGTCCATGTTACGAGGTAACTTTAGGGAGCCGGTATGCGCTGCCATGGAACGATCGGCATATAGTGCGCGAGCGGCATTGTAGCAGCGCAATCGATCTTTTGGCCCCTTGCCAACGAGCCAAGCGGTTCTTGTCGCAATCTTATAACTAATTTCTGAGTTATCTTTAGATCCCGACATGAGAAGAATCTCTAGACATGTTCCTAAGTCGATTGCTCTTTCCTCGCGAGACAACCTACGCCGCGAATTTATCAGGTGGCTAATCGCCAGATTCAGCACTTTATCACCCCGTCGAACTTTCTGAAAAAGGTCCGCAACACGGTATTCTTTGAAAAATGACGCCGGCGTTTCTGGAACTGGGAATGAATAAGCAGCTGAAAACCCACTGTATGAGCGGTCTATCCACCCGGCGTCTTCAATCGTCATGTACATCTGTCGGAACTGCGGAGCTGAGTCGCTGGCGAGAGCGCATGACGACAATGCAGCCTGCCAATCCGCCTCGGATGTAGGTGGTTGGGTCGTCATTTGGGGGGCATCATCTGAGGGCGGGTCGATGCGAAAATTCATTTGCGATCGTCGGACCAGTGCTGCCGTCGGTGGTTCCCCCCATCCGTGTTTCGGCTTATTATTGCTTGAAAATAAAAATTCCGAGAATTCGGTATAAGGCGCAAAATGCGGCGCGACGATCGAAAAACCATCACCAAGATCGATGATACCTTCCAGTTTTATGCCTACAACTAGCCTTACTTCCGCTAATGATAAAACTTTATCTTTCAAAAATCGCTCAAGATCAACGACGATCTGCTCGGCTGGGATACTTTGAGCTCTTACTAGTAGACTAAATGCGACATTATCTAGACTAATCTTGAAAAGCTGATACGGAAGCTGGCCCCAACTTCCCTCAAGGGCTGCTAACTCTTTTAAATCTCGGAGCGCTTCTACCAACGTCCTGATTGTCCGTTTGGTAAGGGCCGCCCAGTTTGGAGAAGTATTCTCCGGATTGGTGTCCACTTCAACCTTTGCTGCCAAGGCCTGCTGCCGCAGAACAGCAACCAATCGTTCATTTGGTATAGGCATTGTCCAGCAACCTCCTCAAGCGCGTCATTTTGCCCCCCGGACTACCGTATCTAATTCGTCGCGTCGAAGCCCGGTCAAGCGGGGACGGAATTGGCTGTATCTGCACCTAAATGCACCGGAACGTAGCGCGACGATCTCGTAATCCGGCTTAGGAAATAGGCCAGTTTAGCCTAGCCTTTTAACTGCACCTTTTCCGACACGAAAAGACTGCGGGCGAGGCGGGGGGAATAGCGTGTTTCTCGGGGTCGCAGGTTCAGCGGCGGCGGGGCCGGCCTCGTCAATTTTGGAATTTTCTTTCGCGTAATTTTGTTGCGTCGGCCAGCGCGGCCCCGCGCTTGGCGTTCCCTATCTGTTCCGCTATACGCAGTGTATGGAACACGCACCCGAGTCGATGCGCCACGGCGCACAGCCCTTCAGCCAGACGCACAACCTGATAGCTGAAATCCTGCCCGACATCCGCCCATGCGAGATGCAGACGATCTACTTCCAAGCGATGGAGGATGGGCCGCAGACGTTGCTCGCGCCGATCGAGGCGGAGTTCGCTCGTCGCGGCCTGTCACCGTACGCGACCTACTCAACCGACTACCTCTGATGGGTGGCGTGATCACCGCGGAGCGGATCGCTTCGCTGATCGAGGACGCCCCCGCGTGGGCGCTGATTGGCCTCGCCGCGCCGGGGGAAAGCCTGCGTGCGGCTGCCCAACTCGAAGTCGCACAGCATGTGTACGGCGGTCTATTCCAGCCGGTGAACGCCGAAGCGACACAGATCCCCTTGCCTTGGTGATCTATGGGCAACGCGCGTTTCAGGACGCTGGGCGACTTTGCCAAACATCAGGCGAATGTCGGTGCTGTCTGTGGCCATTGCGGGCGCAAAGGCGTCGTACATCGAGATGTTCTCGCCCGCTGGTGTTTCCTTAAGCGGGTGAACAGCGCCATCGAGAATCTACCGCGATACCTGCGCTGTTCAAAATGCGGAGGCCGGCCGAACAGGATCGTGCCTACGCCGTTGCCGCCATCCTTTCCGCTATACGGCCGGGACGAACGGCACTGGAAGCGGTTCGAGCGAAGGCTCCGCGGCTGAACGGTCACAAGTATCCGTACAACACGTCGGGCGATCAGCGGAAGCTCACGATAACGGCGAGTCAGCCGGCCGCCATCCGAAATTTGCACACGGTCTCCTTCGCATGGATCGCTTTACCGATAAGAACGGTCATGATACCCGTTCTAGGGGCAAGGTCGGGTACGAGGCCCGATCTCTTGGGGGAATACCAATTGCGCTTCGTGCCTACGCCCACCGCTTGCAAACTGACCGGTCTCTCAACCGAGAAGCTGCGTGAATGGACAAGCCGGCGCGCGCTAGTGCCCGCGGACGTTCGACCGAAGAGCAAAGGAACGCCGGCGAAGTTTAGTTGGCAATCTATTCTCGTGTTGCGCATTGCGGTGCTGCTTCGGGATAAGTTCACAATCGAACTTCAGGCACATAAGGCTTCGTTTACGGCGCTTCATCAAACGCTTAGCGAACGCTCATTCCTTTCATTATGGGGTTGCCATATTATATTGCGCCCGGGCGGGTCTTGGACATTTCTCAACACTGACACCAAGTTTTTGATGGGCGATGGGATCATCATCGCGTTAGACTCGCACCTTACGGTTTTACGCGATGGATTTGCCCTTCCCGATGCGGGCGAAGGCCAATTGGATTTGTTTAGCCTCCCTGCAGTTCATCGCCGAACTCGACGCCAACCGGCGGCGATCGACGCGAGGCGGTCGGCGTGACGCTCAACACGTTCTTTAGAGTTTGTTGCCAAAGTATTCCTGGCAAACTGTACCCATTCGTATGACTTCCGTGCCTACCCGCGAATATTGGAATATGTTGTGAGCGCCGAAACAGTCAATTCTTGGCTAGAGAAGCTTGGCTATACGTCGGAGCCGGAGTTGCTCCACCTCGCTAACGAGGCGGTCCCCGACGCACATCCGTATGGGCTGGAAATTCGTACGCTGCTGAACGCCGACGGTGCGATTCGTGCAAAGGCCGTGTTCGAAGTAGAAGGCGTACCGACGGTCGTGTTCGTAGGACGTGACGATAAGCCGCTTACGACCGCCGAACTTGATGAGGCGCGGAAAAAGATCTGGAACCAGAACCTTGCTACCGTCGTCATTGAGGTCACGGGAACGCAGGCGCTAGCCCTGCCAGCGCGAAAGCTGAGCAAGGCAGGTGAAAAGCTTCAGCTCTCCGACGCACGGCCCGATGGCCCCTTCTCCGCGCTTGACGTTGCGACCGCCAACCTCTCACGCCGCATGCCTAAATGGTTCGACGTTAAGGCTCGGGTCGACCGTAAGCTACTATACAATCTCTCGACCACGGTTGCGAAGCTGACTGAAGACGGATTTATTGACGCTGTCGACGTCAGAACCCGCCGGCACTTGGCCGAACTGCTGATGGGCCAAGTGTTGTTCATCTCGTACCTCGAACACAGGGAAATTGTTGGCGCAACCTATCGTGATCGCCGGTCCGTTATGCAACTGGACGCACTGGTCGCCGAAGGGGACCACGAAGGCGTCAAAACACTGATCGACAATCTGCGCGTCGACTTCAACGGGGACTTCCTCGGTGATGATCGTCATGACCCTTGGCAAGTGCTAACCACCTCAGGCTTCAATCTACTAAATCAGTTCCTATTACGCACTGACATGAAAACTGGCCAAGGCGAGTTCTGGAACTACGATTTTAGCTATATTCCAGTTGAGCTACTGTCGGGCCTATACGAGAAATTTCTAACGCCGGAAGAGCAGGCAAAAGAAGGCGCATATTACACGCCTCGCAATCTCGCGATGCTGGCGGTCGACCAAGCTCTTCTGACCTCAGAGGATCCGCTGTCTGAAACGATCTTTGATGGCGCGTGTGGTTCCGGCATTCTGCTAACGACAGCATACCGCCGCCTGCTTGCACTCGGCGCAGCAAGCAAAGGGCATACGCTTGGCTTCGCCGAACGCGGGGAATTACTGAAGCGCCAGATTTTCGGCGGCGACATCAACCCCATGGCCTGCCGCGTAACCGCTTTCAGCCTCTATCTTTCGCTGCTCGAAGGCTTAGATCCGACCGACATCCTCGAAGCGCAGGAGCGCGACGGCACCAAGTTGCCGTCGCTGAAAGACACAAATCTAGCTCAGGGACGCACCCATGCAGATTTCTTCAGCAATGACCATGCGTTTGCTGGGAAGCGCTTCTCACTGATAATTTCCAATCCCCCCTGGGCTGAGCCGGAGGGTGAGGCACATACTACCGCCGATCATTGGGCCGCCCTAGCAAAGAAGCCTTTCGTGCGTCGTCAGATAGCGGGGGCCTACACTCTTCGGGCTAGCGAGTTTTTAATCGAAGGTGGCCGGGTATGCTTGATCCTGCCGATAGGGCAACTGTTGGGCGCCTCGAGTGCAAGCTTTGTCGCCCATTTGCTCAGACTGTATCGCCCCACACGTTTGATTAACTTTGGGGATTTGCAGGGCCTTCTATTTCCTACCGCTGAAAATACTTGCCATGTGTTTCTGGGTCAAATCAGAGATGCGGAATCTTGCATCGGCATTCCGTTTGGCGAGACGTTCGAATATCTCATTCCGAAAGCGGATCTTAGCTTAGCGCTAGGACGCTTAACGATGCAGTCAGCAGACCGTCATCAACTGCAGACTCGATCGGTAGCTGAGGATACTCAGCTACTCGTTACAATGATGTGGGGTGACGCAAGCGATTTAGCTATCTGGTCACGTCTTAGCATTCGGGGCACGTTTGGCGACTTCTGGAGTGGCCCGCTCAAGGGGCGGCGCTGGACATACCGTAAAGGCATTCACCTAAAAGATAAGAGCCGTGATGCCGTCGATGCTGGACCTCTCCGAGAGCGCCGCTTTATCCCGATTACTGCACTCAGCGCGGGCTCCCCAGTGCTGCACACTTCTCTGCTTAGAGCGTGGCCAGCGAACTACCAGACCGTTGTCGGCCTCAACGAGGCCGTTATGGCGGTCTTTGACGGGCCGCGGGTAGTATTTCCCGACGGATTCTCGCGCGAGGAACATAATATTCGAGCCGTCTACTACGATCGTCCGGCAAGTTTTACCCATAGCATAGGCGTGATCGCCGGCCCGAAAGACGATGCCCCTCTGCTCAAGTTCGCTGCCGTATATCTGCGCTCCGCGCTTGCGCGCTACTTCTTAATGATGCGTGGCTGGAAGATGCTCTGCGAGCGCAACAGCTTGCACCTGGCCGACGTTGAGCCGTTCCCGTTTTTTGCGCCCGAACATGCACCCGACCCCGAGGCTGCACATAAGGCAATCACCCAGATTGTCGCGCGGGTTGACGCGATCGCAGCGCTTGAGGAGACAGATCAACCGGTGCAGTATCAGAGCATTCGAGACGAGCTGGATGAAGAGATATTCACCTATTTCGGCTTAAAGGAAAAGGAACGAGCGCTTATTCGCGAGACGGTTACGTTACTTATGCCTTCGATCCGACCGCGCAGTTTCAAGAGCCTCGACACGCTCACCCAGCAGCTAGTCAAGACTGAACAACTGAGCGCTTACGCGCGATCGCTTGCAGAAGCACTGATTGAATGGCGCGAGCGGATGGGTGGCAGAGGGCGCTTTCGTGTCGATGTCGTCGCCGGAGATCCTTCGCGAGCGGGACCTTCTGGCATCGTTCGAGTCCGGTATGAAGATGTTCTTCTTCAAGGCGCAGAATACGCGTCGAAGATCAGTGACGAGATCGTACTGCAAACCCTCGATCAACTGCGTCAGTCTGGCCTGCGTACGCTAAACAGCGGCGATTTCTTGACGTTGGTACCAGATGCCCGCCTTTGGATTGACGGCTCGCTTTACCTGGTTCGTCCCCTGACGAGGCGTAGCTGGACATTAAGGCAAGCACTTCGCGATGCCGAACGGATCGTCCGCGACGTTCAATCCAGCGCCGAAGACATTAAACCTATGGTGGCCGCGTGACCGGGACCGTCGATTGGCTGGCAGCGTTCCCGATCCAACCGGCGACGGCTGCCGTCGATGCGCTGATCGAGGGCTGGAAAGAGTTGAGCGCGCGTGAATTGCCTCACTTTAATCCAAAGACCAACGAGTCATCGCTCACCAAGAGCTTAAAGATTTACGTGGAAAACGACGTTGCGCTGCGACACGGCCTGCTTGGAATGTGGTCGGCGGAAGACGTCATCGGTGATTTCGATCCAATAACCGGAAAACGGATCCAAGAGCGCCGTACCGATATCGTGTATGGATGGAACGACGAAGCGCAGGGCATGAGACTGGTCTTCGAATTCAAGCGCCTCGGACGTCAGAAGCGACATCGAGATCACTATCTGCGTGACCAAGGCCTAGGAAGGTTCGTTTCGGGAATCTACAGTCGCAAGCAAGCAGTCGCGGCAATGGTCGGCGTTCTACTTGATCCTGAGGCGGAGGTAGTACCGCCCATTCGCGAGGCGCTTAAAGAAATTTCACTTGGGACAACGTTGCGCCTGATCCCGACGGCCAATGGCGATGCGATTTCTAAACCGTCAATACTTTTCAAAAGTGCAGACTTCGATACCGAACACACCAGAGATGCAGCGTCCGCTCCGGCACATGGAACGATCCGCGTCTCCCATTTCTTTTTCTCGTTCGGGTATCCTACGACTACTATCAAACCAAAAAAACCAAAAAAAGTCGCGACGAAATAAGCTGTCTCGCCCCAACACCCCCGCCTGGCTATGCAGGACGTGAAAGCTTAGCTACCTGGTACCGGTGCCTTTCGCGGCGCGAATGCGACCGCTTCCACGCCCACCGCCTCGTTGATGTCCAACAGGCGCGCCTGAATCGGCTCGATCTCCAGCTCGAAAAACATATCGACCGCCTCGCTTGGCTTGCCGAGCGTCGAACCCTGCGCCGGCACGATGCCCAGCAGCACGGGTGGCGTGCGGTGCGCTGCTAGGACGTCGTCGCGTGTCGCGTTCTTAATCCCCATGAACTCATCGTTCGCGCCGACCTGAGCGATCGGCAGGATCTTGATCCCGCCATCCTTGCCGCCAGGCTGGTGGACGAAGAGGTTGCGGAAGTTGCCCGGCCCCTTCGACCGCTTCAGAGCGTCGCGGATCGCATTGACGTCGCCATCGGAGAACTCGCCGGTCGCATGTAAAATGAAACCCGCGTGACTACCGTTCAGATAGTATTTGCGGCGAAACAGGGTGGCGGCTTCATTGAGCAACGCCGATTGTAGCGCAGAGATGTACTCCGGCACGCCGTAAATCTCTTGGTTGATGTCGGGCTGCATGACCTGAATCACGCTGCCGGGCCGAAACTCGAACTCGGACGCTAGGTTTTCCACGAAGAAATACCGGCCCTCTTCGATCCCCCGGCGCGTAAATTTAGCCAGGGAATGATCGAGGCGCATCAGTCCGCCTAGGACACTGCGGCGCTGCTCAACGAAGCCGAAGCCGAACACCAGATAATCGAACACCAGCTTCTCGAACGCGCCGCGCGACAGCCACGGCGTCGGCATGAACGACCGCACCAGCAAATTGCGCTTCAACAGAATGGCCGAGCTATGATGCGGGCTCGCGCGAAACGATCGGGCCAGGCCATCGACGCTGATGGGTGGTTCGAACCACCGCCCGTTATGCGGGCATTCTAGCATGTCGAGGATCTCGCGCCGGCTATTGACCGGCTCGGGATCTCCAAACGAAAACGCCACTACCGATGCCGACTTATCCGGCGTCGTGACGATCGCGCCGGCTCGGCTGGCCTCGTGACGGCCCATGCGGCGTGCCTTGCCCATTATAGGATCTCCATAGTCGACTTGGGCGCTTCGCGGCCGTCGAGGGGTTCGTTGTTGAGGACGTGCATGATCGACCAGGCGAGATCCGCGTGGCCGTCGTCGCCGCCCCGGCCGGCCTTGAACGTGACGTTCCGGCCGCTGGTGGTCAGCGTTTTCTTGATCGAGACGAAGGATGAGACGACGTCGAGCCAGCTCGCATCGAACGCCATGCGCCCGCGCGAGATCACGTTCTGCGCCTTCATGATCATCATCGCCTTCATCTCGAGCGAATATTCGATCTTGGTGACGCCCTTGATCCCGGCATCGGGTTTAGCGAGCAGCTGGTAGACGCCGGCGCCGACGCCCGACGCGTCGATCCCGAGGAACGTGCAATTGTACCGTGATAGCATGCCCTTCACGAAGGTGGCCTGCTGTTCGAAGTCGAGGCCGCGCAGCGGGTGACGTTCGAGCAAGCGGAAAGCGCCGCCCTGGACGAGCGGCGGTGCCATGATCGACAGCGACGCATTATCGCCGTTCTCACTGTTCTGCGGATCATAGCCGGCCCAAACCGGGCGTTCACCGTACGGGCGCGCGGCCTCCGGGTTGAAGTCGGTCCAGTCCTCCATGGAGTCGCAGCCACACTTGATCAGGTCGTTGAACCGGAACGCGGACAGGCTGTCGTCGACGAAGTCGCAGTCGAACAGGTTGGCGAACTCGTCGGGTGCATATTCGTCGCGCAGCTCGTCGATGTCGAACAGGTCGCACCCGGCCGCCTCGGCATCCGTGATCGTCACGATATGCCGCCAGATGCGATCCGGCCCCTGCACGCCGTCCTTCAGCGCGGCGTGGCTGACATCGATCTCGACGCGCTCGGCTTTGGCGCGTCGCCGGTTGCGCCGCTCACCGGTCCAATAGGGATAGGCCGCGTGCGCGATCGTCGACGGCGTCGAGAAGTAGGTTTTACGCCACTTCTTGTGCGTCGCCATACCCGACGCGACCTTGTTCAACTCCTCAAAGCTATGGACCCAAAAGAATTCGTCGAAGTAAAAGTTGCCGTGACGGCCCTGCGCGGTACGGAAGTTCGTACCGAGGAAGTGTAGCTCGGCCGCGGCCTCTTCCGCCGGGCGTAGATCCGATGTGATATTCATCGGATCGCCAGCTAGACTGACGCCGACCAATTTGGCAAAGCTGACGATGTAGCTGCGGAACTGGTGCGCCTGCGCCTTCGAGGCCGATAAGAATATCTGGTTGCGACCGGTTTCGATCGCGTCGATCAGCGCCTCGAACGCGAAATAGTAAGTCGCGCCGATCTGTCGCGACTTCAGGATCATCCGCGTACGGAACGACAGCGCCTCGAACCACGCCTCTTGATACCCGTACAACTGGTCGAGGAAGATCGTCTTCAACTCGGCCGCCTGGTCGGCGGTAAAGTGGTTCTTCTTCGCCTTCTTCTTTTCGCCCGCGTTGCGGTTAGCGACCCGCTCATTCAGATCGCCGGAATGACCGCCAGGTGCTTCATAGCGGCGGACCTTGGCCAAGCTCTCGACCTGGCGGCGTAGCGCGTCCAACTCGGTATAATTGTCGCCGGTCTTCTTATCCTTGCAGATCAGCACCATCAGGCGCGTCTCAAGGCAGTCCTCCAGCTTACGGATCGACGGCGCATCGTCCCAGTTATGCCGGCGCGCCCAGCTCTTCACCGTGTCGTATTTTACGTCCAGTTCGGAGCTGATCTGCGCCAGGCTCCACCCGCGCCAGTACAGGCTGCGCGCCGCGCGGATCCGTTCTTCGACGGGCAGGGTCAGTGGGTCGGCAAGGATCGACATGGCACCGCCAGCCTAGCCACGCCGGCACGCCCCCCGCCCCCCACGGCTCTTGTAGAAAGTAATTCTACAAGAGCGTGCGCTTGAGGAAGGCACCGTATTCGGTCCCTGTTCGACCTCGCTAACGGGCGCTTGGCGCGCCGCAACCGAGACCGAACCGAGGACCAGCCGCCATGGGCACCAAGAGCAAGCCGTTCCGCTCCTTCGTAGAAGGTGAAACCATCAGTGATGGCCGCAAGGTCACCGCCGAAATGATCGACGAATGCGTCGCGACGTTCACGCCGGCCACCTACAGCCCACGGATCAACATCGAGCATGTCTCGGGCTACAGCCCCGAGCCCCCGTTCAACGGCTATGGCGACGTGATCGCGCTCGAAGCGAAGACCGACGACATCGTGATCGCCGGCAAGACGGAAAAGCGCCGCGCGCTCTACACGACCGTCGAAGGCAACGACCAGCTCGTCGCGCTCGCGAAGGCCGACCAGAAGCCATACCCTTCGGTCGAACTCACCCCCAATTATGCCGGCAGCGGCAAGTTCGGCATCATCGGCCTGGCGTTCACCGACACCCCCGCGTCGATCGGTACGCAGCGTCTGCAGTTCTCGCACCGCGCGCCTGGCACCGTATTCGCGTCGGCCGCGGACGCGGTCACGATCGAATTCGAAGCCAAGAAGGCCGATGACGAGAAGGTCGATAGCATCGTCGATCGTCTGTTCGCCTCGGTCATGGCCAAGTTCAAGCCGGCGGAGCCCGACAAGCCAATCGAAGAGCCCAAGCCGAAGCCGGCCAACGACAACTTCGATCCGGCATCGTTCGCTTCCGACATCAAATCGATCGTCACCGGCGTCGTGACGGCCGCGCTCAAGCCGATCACGGAGGCACAGACCGCCCACCAGCGCGACTTCGCCACGCTCAAGACGCAGCTCGGGAACACCGAGCAGCCGGGCTTCTCGCGCTCGCCAGCGTCGGGCGGCGGTGACGACGCCGTTACCGACTGCTGATCGTCAGCCACCCGCCCCGACCGCCCAGCCTTCACAGGAACCGCCCCGATGCTCAACGCAACCCGTAACAAGTACAACGCCTACACTCAGCAGATCGGCAAGCTGAACAACGTCGCTGATCCCAGCCGCCAGTTCGAGGTGCTGCCGTCGGTGGCGCAGACACTGCGCGCCAAACTGAAAACATCCAGCGACTTCCTGTCAAAGATCAACATCATCCCGGTGGTCGCGCAGGAAGGCGACAAGGTCGGCGTCGGCGTGAAGGGCACGATCGCCAGCCGCACGGATACCCGGACCAAGGATCGCGAGCCGCGCTACCCCGGCGATCTCGACGAGACGCGCTACCGCTGCGAGAAGACCGACTTCGACACGCTGGTTCGGTACGAGACCCTCGACGCCTGGGCACATCAGCCGAATTTCCAGACCCTGCTGCGCGACGCGATCATCAGCGCCAAGGCCGTCGACATCATCACGATCGGTTTCAACGGCGTATTCGTCGCCAAGACCACCGATGCCACCAAGTATCCGCTGCTCCAGGACGTCAACAAGGGCTGGCTCCAGCACATCCGCGAAGATGCCCCGGAGCGCCACGCCGCAGGCGGCGAGCTGAAGGCAGAGACGCGCAACGATGACGGCGTGGTGACCGCGGCAGGCGCGATCTACGTCGGCGCTGGCGAGGTTGGCTCCGAGGTCGACTACGTCAACATCGACGCACTGGTGTTCGCCGGCATCGAATTGCTCGACGAAAATTACCGTGAGGATACCGACCTGGTCGTCATCGTCGGCCGCACGCTCGTCAACGACAAGTATTTCTCGATCGTCAACGCATCCGGCGACAAGGCGACCGAGCAGCTCGCGCGTGACGTCCTGCTTTCCGACAAGAAGATCGGCGGTTTGACCGCGGTCCGCGTGCCGAAGTTCCCCAAGAACGCCATCCTCATCACCACGCTCGCCAACCTGTCGGTCTATGAACAGATCGGCACCGAACGTCGCAAGATCGAGGACAACGCCAAGCGCGACCAGATCGAGAACTACGAGAGCGTCAACCACGCCTATGTCGTCGAAGACATGGGCAAGGCGGTGCTGATCGAGAACATCGTCATGGGCAAAGCCCCGGCCGCGCCTGCGCCGGCTGGCGGCTAACCCTTTCCCCCCGTTCCCGCCCCCACAGGACACGCCATGAGCTTCGCTCGACGCCAGGAACAAATCCTAGCCATGAAAGCGGCGTCTGCTCCTGCATCCGGGGGCGGGCACACCCGTACCGCCGCGGTCGTACCATCGGCCGCGGCGGACCAACTCCCCATTCCCACCGGCAACACGCCGGCCGCCCGCAATGCCGCGACCGTTGCCTTGCGCTTCCGCCACGATCGCCAGCGCCTCAAACAGATCAAATCCAAAGAGCTGAAGGTCGCCGCCAAGCGCCAGATGCTTCCGGAATATCAGGCCTGGTGTGACGGACTGCTGGACGCCGGCCGTCGCGTCGAAGGCCGGCAACTGGACCCCACCGGCGCTGACGATGTCCTGCCGAGCATCATGGTTTGGTGCCTGGACGTTGGCGACTGGACACGCGGCCTGATGCTGGCGAGTTTCGTCCTCCGCTTTTCCATCCCTATGCCGAAGCACTTCGTACGCGATGCCGCGACACTGGTCTTGGAAGAGATCGCGGACGCGGCGTTGCGGGCACAGGCCCGAAGCGAAGCATTCCCGTTGTACGTGCTGGAGGCCGTCGAGTTGCTGACGGACGGCATCGACATGCACGACGAACCCAAGGCCAAGCTGTTCAAGGCGATCGGTGCCGAGCTGGTGCGTGCAGCCGGCGAGGCGACCGGCGACGCGATCGTACCGACGATCGAGCGCGCGGTGGCCGTGCTGACCCGCGCACAGGACAAGAACGAACGTGTCGGCGTGAAGACGATGCTGCGCGGCCTCGAAAAAGCGAAGGCCGCAGCCATCAAGAACGCCGACGCCAGCACCGAAACACAGGCCGGCGATACCGCCGGCTGACCAAGCTCGCCCCCGGCGCTCGGGGACGGATCACGCGAGACGGGAAGCCTCCGGGCCGCAGGGCCGTCGATCGACCTGATCCCCACCCCCGTGAATTTCTAGGACCGTTCGATGGCCGACTTCCTCGTCAGCTCCCTGATCGCCTTCGTAGGCGTCGTCGCGTTGGTCGCAGCCGTCGCGATCACGCTGGTTGGTGGCATCCTCATGATCACCGCACGGAAGTGCGACCGACCGATCGAGCTTTCGCCCCGCCGCTACGCCTGGTGCGCGATTGGGCTTGGTGTGCTGTTGGGGGGGAAGGCGCTCGACGTCGTCGCCAGCGTGTCGCTGTGACCGGCCTGATCGCAACCGTCCTGCCGGATGAGGATACGCCCGCACCGGCGCTGATCGTCAACGACGGGTTCTTTCCTGACATCGATCCCGCCGTGTTTCGCAAACAGCATCGGATCCGCGACGCGGTGACGCCAGATCGCGCCCGCGAGGCGCTGATCGCAGCGATGCTGGCGGTCTATCGCGATCTCGCCACCTGGGCATTGAGCCACCGCGCTGCCGGCACCCGGAAGCTTGCCGACGTGCGACTGTCAGATGGGTCGATCTCGACCATCGACGGCATCAACACGCTCGTCCTGCTCTACCAGCGCGCCGTCTTCACGGCTGCCAAGGCGGAAGTCGTCGAGCGCTATCGCGACGTGGATCTGACCAGCGCCGGGCAGCGCAAGGCCGAGGATCTTGAACCGAGCGTCACCGAGCTGCGCCGCGATTCAATTCACGCGATCCGCGATATGCTGGGCGTCACACGCACCACGGTCGAGTTGATATGACCTCGTCGCTCGACATCGTTCGTGCGCGCGACGGCGACACGCTCGACGCGCTGATCTGGCGCGAACGCAACCTCGGCCCGGCCGATCTGCCCGCCGTGCTTGCAGCCAACCCCGGCGTCGCCGGCCTCGGCTCGATCCTGCCGAAGGGTCAGCCAATCAACCTCCCCGCCATCGCCGCGCCGGCTACCGCCGTTCGCACCGATGTCCTCAACCTGTGGGACTGACCGTATGAAGGATCTACTCCACGACTTCGGGACCTGGCTGCTGGCGTTCGTCATCAGCCTGGTCCCCGCCGGCCTCGGGTCGGTCGTCAGCCTACTTGTCGAAACCGGCCTCACTTGGGGCCAGCGGATCGCGCAAGTCTGGGTCGGCATCGTCGTCAGCTATTTCGTCACGAACGCCGCCAACGCGATGTTCGGCATGCACCCGTTCGTGTCGCAGGCGATCGGCTTTCTCGTCGCCATGGTCGCCTTCAAGGGCGCCCCCGGTTTCATTGCCGGCTGCAGCGCCGTCCTCGCCGAACTGCCCGGCAAGCTTAGCGAGCGGCTGCTCGCGCTCATCCCGCGAAAGGACCCCAAGTAATGCCCGGTTACGGACCGCCCCCTACTCCCGCGAAGAAGCTCCCCCCCAAGACGCTGATCGGCGTGATCGGCGCGGCCGCAGCGCTGATCGTTACCCCGTTTGTCTCCGGATGGGAGTCGGGCGGCACGCCGCGCCTCGTTGCATACCAGGACATCGTCAAGGTGTGGACGATCTGCGGCGGCGAGACGCTGGGCGTGAAGCCCGGCATGGTCGAGACGGTTGCAGGATGTGAGCTGCGCGAGGAAGCGGCCCTTATTCGCCATGCCGAACCGGTCTTGGCCTGCACGCCAATCCTGCGCTCGCATCCCAACCAGCTCTCGGCCGCAATCAGCCTCGCCTATAACATCGGCACCGGCGGGTATTGTGGATCCACCGTCGCGCGGCGCTTCAACGCCAGCAACTGGCGTGGTGCCTGCGATGCTTTCCTGATGTGGAACAAGGCGGGTGGCCAGGTCGTGCGCGGCCTCGACCGCCGTCGGCGCGCCGAGCGCGACCTCTGCCTGAAGGAGCTGCCCCGATGATCCGCACCCTGTTCGCCAAGGTGAAGGCCGAGGCCTTCTTCCTCGTCCTGCTCGCAGTCGCCGCGGTCGGTGCCTGGCTGTACGTCCAGTACCGCCAGGTCAGCGCCGACCGCAACGACCTGCGGCACCGCGCCGAACTAATCTGCGCCGGATCCGGCGCGGACTTCGCCGCAATGGGTAACACCGCACGCGGTGTCCGGTGCGCACAAACGGTCGCCGGCCTGGTGAAATTCAAAAGCGACAGCGACCAGCTCACCGCCGCCACGCTCGCGCAGGCGATGGCCGATCACGACGCTCGACAGAACAACGACACCCGCGCCGCGCGCGCTGCTGCCGAGGCAGCAAGCTCGGCCGCACAACGAATGGAGATGGCAGATGCACAAGCTGAACGGACGAATCTTGTCGATAGCGATTGGTTTCGCGCTGTTAACGGCGTTGCCGGCCTGCGCCCGGCACGCTGACGCCCCGCCAGCGGTCATCCCAGCGCCGATCGTGGTGAAGGTGAAGGACACGCCCCCGGCAGAGCTTCTTACGTGCGCTACGCGCCCCGAGGGCCTGCCGGAGGATTCGTCGCTGATCGCACAGATCCCTACCAAGATCCGTGCCGGCATTATCCGCCTCGCCCGTGCCTTCGCCGGCAACGCCGATCGCGCCGACCGCTTGGTCAACTGGAACGTGCCGGGCAGCTGCCCGGCCGCGAAGACGGCACCGTGAAAAAGCTCGATACCCTGCGCGCACATCTACTCGCATCTGTTCCCGAAATTGGGAACAGCCCCGAGAAGATGGAGATTTTCGTCGACAAGGGCGATGTGGCGGTGCGCGCAGGCTCGCTCTCGTTCGAGTATTCTTACACCGCTTCGGTGTGGGTGCAAGACTACTCGGGCAGTGTGGACAACCTCTTGGTGCCGATCCTCGCATGGATAGCCGCGAACCAGCCCGATCTGTTCGAGAAGGGTCAGCGCAAGCCGTTCACGTTTGAATCGGAGCTGCTCGACGCAGAGACGTGCGACATCACGATCTCGATTGACCTGACCGAGCTGGTCCGCGTCGAGCAACAGCCGAACGGCCTCAAGGTCACGCATCTACCCGAACCGGTTATGAACGACGCCTTTGCCGGCGTCCCGACCGGCACCAACCTATGGGCCGGCCTGATCGAGGACGGCACCGGCATGGTCGAGATCGTCACACGATGAACGACTTCGCGCCGATCGAGCAGCTCGTCCGCGATCTGCTGGTGCGTACCGCCGCGCCCGAACGCGCACGGTTGATGCGCTTGATCGGGCGCGAGATCCGCAAGAGCCAGTCGGACCGTATCGCTGCCCAGCGCGATCCCGAGGGCGCGGCGTTCGCCCCGCGCCGTCCCAAGCCCGATCGCGGCCGGAAGAAAGGCAAGCTTCGCCAGCAGAAGATGTTCCGCAAATTGCGCATGGCGAAGAGCCTGAAGGCGGGCGGCAACGGCGACGAAGTTTGGGTCGGCTTTGGCGGTCGTGCATCGCGGATCGCCAGCATTCACCAGGCCGGCCTGTCGGACGCCCCGGCACCTGGTCAACCAAAGGTGCGCTATGCCCGACGCGTGCTGCTCGGCCTGACGGAAGCCGAACAGCAGCGGATCCTCGATCTCATTCTCGCCCAGGTCGCGCCAAGCTAGGCCGATTTGAGTTCCGCGCCGGCAAATGGCTTTAGGTCATCTCTCTTGTAGAAAGCGTTTCTACAAGAGCGCGCCATAGCCATGCCCTCGCTGCGCCGACGACATGGCCGGCGTCATGACTGCCACCACCGCCATCGTCGACCTGTCGAAGCTCGATCCGCCGACGATCGTCGAGCAGCTCGATTATGAGACGATCCTAGCCCGCAAGGTTGCGCGGATGGTGGCGCTGTTCCCCGACTTCGACGCGACCGTCGACAGTGATCCGGCAATGAAAGTCCTGCAGGTCGCCGCCTACGACGAACTGTTGCTTCGCCAGGACTTCAACGAACGCCTGGTCGGCCGCCTGGTCGCCTATGCGACCGGCGTAACCCTCGACCATATCGGAGCGGCAATCGGCGTCGCCCGTCTCGCTGTCACCCCCGCCAACGCCGCCACCGGTGCGGCGATCGTCTACGAAGACGACGATAGTTTTCGTGCGCGCATCGTCCTTGGCCCGGAAGGCTTCGCCGCAGCAGGTCCCGAGCTTGCCTATGTGAAGCGGGCGAAGGACGCCGGCACCGACGTCTTGGACGCAAGCGCGATCTCGCCCGCGCCGGGTGAAGTGTTGGTCACGGTCCTGTCGCGTTCGGGCGATGGCACAGCGCCGGAAGCGCTCGTCCAAGCGGTAAGCGACATCGTTACCGACCCTGCCGTTCGCCCCGTTGGCGACCTGGTCACGGTCGCAGCTGCAACACAGCGCCGTTTCGTCATCGACGCGCGGATCTGGACGTTCGCTGGCCCGGATCCCGCGCTGCTGATCGCAACGGCACGCGTACGGCTCGACAAGTATCTGACCGATTCACGCCGGCTCGGCCGCAACGTAACGCTTTCCGGCATGAACGCCGCCATGACGGTCTCCGGCGTGCAGCGCGTGCAGATCTTCTCCCCCACGGCCGACATCGTTTGCGATCGAACCGAAGCGGCGCTCTGCACTTCCTCGACGGTCATTCATGGCGGCTATGACGACTAGCCTGCTCCCACCCAATGCGACGGGCCTTGAGCGCGCGTTAGAGGCCGGCGTCCGCGCCGGCAGCGTTACGACGCCCGTCGATCAAATCGACGTCGCAGAGACGTGCCCGGCAGAGCTGTTGCCCTGGCTGGCGTGGGGCCTCTCCGTTGATAGCTGGGACGGGAACTGGTCTGATGCGGACAAGCGCGAGGTTGTCGGCAATTCGCTGGCGTTCCACCGGCTTAAAGGCACGCGCCTCTCGGTTGAGACGGTGTTGGCGCGCTTCGATAAGCTCGCCAAATTAGTCGAGTGGCACGAGGCAGAACCGCGGCGCGCGCCTCATACCTTCGAGATTGTTCTTCCCCTCGTGCTGGACAACGGCAACGCGCCTGGCGGTAATCGCTCTACGGCCGCGTTTGCCGAGGCGATCATTCGCGAGGTCTCGCGCGTAAAGCCGCTCCGCGAACACTTCACACTCGTCCACGCACTGACTTTGGACGGCATTATTGGCGTCCAGGGCGTCGCACGCGGCTTCATCGAAGTGCGGCAAGACATGGACCTGATCTCTGACACCTCGCCCGAATGGGATTTCTATCTGCAGACCGAGGACGGCGAGCCGCTGCTCGACGCCACGGACGGCAGCTATCTGGACACCAGCCTATGACCGCGCTCCGTCTCGTCCTTACGAAAGCGGGGATCACGCGCTTTGCTGCCGCCCAGCTTGGCGATCCGATCGACCTGACTGTCGCCGCGATCGGGCTGACCGCTGCAGACTTCATCGCGGTGCCGACGCTGACCGCGCTACCCGGCCAGTTTCGCCTCGTCACCGCCGTCTCGGGCGTCGTGGCCGGCGACAACACCGTGCATATCGTCATGCAGGACGCGGAAGAGGTTACCTACACGGTACGAGGATTCGGCCTGATCCTCGCAGATGGCACGCTGCTCGCCGCCTACGGGCAGTCGACGCCGATCGTCGAGAAGCCGTTGGCCGGCACATTCTTTATGCCGCTCGATCTCGCCTTCCCGACCACGGCGATCAACAGCCTGACGTTCGGCAGCACGAACTTCCTCAACCAGGCCGCGACCACGACCAAGAAGGGCGTTGTCGAGCTGGCAACCAAGACCGAGGGTCTCGCTGGCGAGGATCCACTGCGCGTCGCGCCCGTCGCGGTTGTGCGCGCTATGCTCGAACAGCATGTGCCAACCGGCTCGATCCTACAGTGGTTCGGCGCGGCCGACACCGTCCCCAAAGGTTGGGCGATCTGCGATGGCAGCGTCGTTGATCGCGGCGATGGTAAAGGCCAGATCACGACGCCCGACATGCGCGGTCGCGTTGCCGTTGGTGCGACGATCGACGCGCCGGCCGGCACGAAGTTCGGCGCGACGTCGAAGGATCTGAAGACCGGCAGCGCTGGCGCTCACACGCCGATCGCGACCGTGGCTGTCGAGAACGCTTCGACCTCCAGCACCATCACAACCACGACGCGCAACGTCGATGCTGGCGGATCCGCGAACAACGTCGTGACCAGCGTCACGCTGACCGACCCGATGCACACGCACGTCGCGCGGGCGACCGTCGATGCGGTGCCGGCGCACGATCACACAGTCACGGTCGACGTCACCCAGCCGTCGCTGTCCCTTCACTACATCATGAAGATTTGATCCATGGCGAAGATATCTCAACTCCCGGCGCTCAACGATCCGAACGGCACCGAACTCGTACCTGTCGTCAAGGACGGCAAGACCCTGCGCGCGAGCGTTGCGGGCTTGGTGGCGGGCGCGGTCGCCGGCACCGTCGACAACCTGAAGGTTGATGCCGTTGCCTATATCGGTCGGCCTGGTGACGCGGTTCTGGTCGATGGCACGCCGACAGGTATCGGTGCCGTCTATTGGCACGACGCAATCGATGACGCCGGCAGCGTGATCGCAGTCGATGTTTTCGATCGCGCGGCCGGCACGATCAACCTCGCGTCATATCGCGGTCCGCTCGGCGCGCTGGCTCGCACGGCGCTCAGCTCGTTCAAGACGACCGGAACGCGGACGTCGCGCCGCATCATGCTCGCAGAGCCGATCCCCGTCCGCGCAGGCGATATCCTGGCAGTACAGCCGACCGCCGGGGCGCTTGTCGTCGCCGAGGTACAGTCGGGCGATGTTGGCTACACCTACAGCGCGCCGTACCTCCCCGAAACTATCGCGCTCGATGCGCCCACCACGAACGGTCAGGTGCAGGTTCGTTTCGTCATCGCCTACCGCAAGCAGGTCGTCACGGCTGATACGTTCCTTGCCTCGACGGCGGTCAAGATCGTCGGTCCGCGCGCGGTTGCAACGTCGAGCGACGTGAACCCGCGCGGCTACGTCGAGTGGAAGACGCTGGGGCAGCCAACAGCGCACACCGTCCGGTGGGGCAACTATACCGTCAATCTCGACGGCAAGACGCAGCGCATGGAGTTTCCCAACTTCTCGCTCGCGCAGCCGTACGCGTTTATCGGCAACAGCCTGACGGATAGCACCGACGTTCTTGATCGCTGGTCGCAACTTCTAGCCGCTCAATACCTCCAACTGATGATTAGCGCGGCGCGCTACTCTTCCGATTGGCGGATGGTTTACCGCGTCGGCGCGAAGGCAATCGTGCTGACGCTTGCCGGCACACTTCCTGCAGCCGGCACGGTCGCCGTTTCGAAGATCAATGGCGCGGCGATCGATGGCAATAACCCGGCCGCGTTCCTGACAACCGGCGATCCCGGCGTCGTTACCGGCATGGCGATGAGCGGATACCTCACGCGCAATGGCGTCACCCGTCGCGCCACCGTATCCGCACCGAATGGCGCAAGCTTCGCCTATGTCGTGACGCAAGCGCCCGGCCAGACGGCGATCACGTTCGACGGTCCGGTTACGTTCGTCCCTGATTTTGCCTTGCAGGTACCCGGCAGAATTTGCGTCATCTGGCTCGGCAACAACTACTTCTACAGCCAGGTGCCGAACGGGTACGGCGATTACACGAACCCGCAGATGTGGGTCGACCTGAAGCTGATCGTCGCATTCCTGCAAGCGCGAGGTTGCCGCGTCCTACTGATCCCGATCATCCCTTCGGCCAACACCGCGGAGGGGGACAACTGGCTCGCACGCGGGGCGGGCACGCCATACACCGCGATGGAATCCGCCAATGCACGCACTGACGCGATGTTCCCCGGTCTCATGGCCCGACACGCCGACGGTCGGACCCTTCTGAAATTCCTTCAGGACCGCAACGACGGATCGCCGGAAGCCCTCGACGACGTCGCCAAGGGCTTCACGCCGCGGAACCTGCGCCGGAGATCCGACGGCTCTTATGATTTGCTCCACATGTACGGCGATGGGGCGGGCGATCGCGCTGTTAAGGACTTCGTCGACAGCGCGCTTCGATCTCAGGCTTTACCCAACGCGGTCACGCAAACGACGGATTTCGTCATCACAGCGATCGGTGCCGGCGAACAACAGCCAGATGTAGCAGTCACGCGCGTCGGTCGGGATGGGCTGGCGGACCTGGCGGATCGTGTCGGTGTTGTCGCTGCGGAGGCAGCGACCGATCCTTCCTACAAACGGTACATGGTCGCCATGGTCCTGACCGGTTTCGGCCTGAAAGGTATGACGACCGGCGAAGTCAATCTTAACGGCGGTGTGGTGCAAGCCAGCTTTGCGGATGGTTCGCGGCTTACCGGCAACCCCGATGCGGATTGCAAACGTCGGCTGACTGCAACGATGCTATCGGGTTTTTTGCCTGCTGGTTACGGCTCACCCACCGTCGACGCGACCATGCGTATCTATCAGGCACTGCGACCGGACGGTTCCGCTGCGGTTGGAAACGGCGACATCACTGGCAAGCTGGGCATGACGGCGTTGGTGTTCTCGGCGTTCACGCCGCAGACCGGCCGCGTGAATCAGTCCGGTGGAGTTCTACCCGGCGGTGTCGATCGTGATGCCGGTTGGATCTCGGTCGGTCGCCAAGCGCCAGCATCGGGCATAGCCATCCTTACCGGCGCAACGCCGAACCGCCTCTTGCAGGCGTTTCTCGACGACGGACGCACAATCACGATCAGCAAGCCGGGTGACGATCCCGACGTCTTCCTGCAGTCTGGCGACAGCATCAAGTATCGCCGCACGACCCCTGCCATCACCGGGGGCGGCGCAACGATGGTGTCGGAACTGATTGCTCCCGAGGTCGTGCCTTCGGGGACGACGGCGATGCAACTCGTACTGATGTTCGGCCAGTCGAACGGCGCGGGCTATTCTGACGGATCGCCTGCGATCGTGACGAAGTCATCCGTATCCCCTCGAGCGCTGATGTTCTCGGGAGGTCCACGACTGGGGCTTCGCAATCTAGCGGACAAGCTAGAACTGTTGCCGCTCGCCAGTCTGGGGCCGCTTCGCGAGAAGCTGGACACCTATGCGGGGGAAACCCCGCTGAGCGGTCTTGCGTCGACCTACCTTCAGGCATTGCCGGCGAACGTCAGTATCATCGGCAACACGGTCGCGATCGGGGGCGCACGGATCGAGGAGCTGCGTAAGGGAACGCAGCCTTATGCAAACGCTCTTCGGCTGGTGCAGCGATCCAAGGTCGTAGCTGACCGACTTGGCTTACCGTTCAAAGTTCTGCGGATCGTATGGATCCAGGGCGAGGCGAACATCGGCCCCCTCGGGGCGACAGGGTATAAGACCGAGCTCAATCAGCTTCAGACGGATTTCGACACCGACATTCGCGCTATGCTCGGGCAGGCGGAAACCGTTCAATTCGTCTGCGCGCAGATCAGCAGTTGGTTCAACAACACGGCCAACGCGCGCTCGTCTACCCCGCTCGCGTGTCTGGAACTGGCCCTGCAGTATCCGACGCGTTTCGCGTGCAGCGGCCCCATGTACCGGTTCCAGTTCACCCCGGCGAGCACGCTGCATCTCATGCCGGCGGGGACGAACAACCACGGGGCGATGATCGGCCATGTCTTAGGCCGCCTCGATGCCGGCGTTCTACAGCCGTACCTGGCCGCAAAATCGGCAACGTTGTCGGGCAATACGGTCACGCTGGATTACAGCTTGGCGGACGGAGCACTCGTCCTCGACACCTCCGTGGTCACCAACCCCGGCAACTATGGTTTCGAGTTCGGTCAGACAGGCGGCAACGCCGTTACGGTCACCAATGTTGCGATCACCGGGACGAACGTCGTTCTCACCCTATCAGCTGAGCCGACGGGCACGGCTCGTTGGATCGGCGTTGCGCTGACCGGCGCCGTCGGCGCGCTCCCAGGTCCGACCACCGGGGCACGAGCCTGCCTGCGCGACACCTCAACTCAACAGGGGCCGGATGGCTCGTACCTCCACAATTACGCCGGCCACCAGCAACTCTTCTTCTAGGAGCTACCATGCCTGTTTCTCTCGTAACCATCGATCCGTCCATCACCGCCGCAGACGCGTCTCAGCCGCGAGTCCCGGTCGATCTATTCAACCAGGCCCTGTGTGCGTTCGACGGCGACGGCATCGTCAACAACGTGCTTTGGGCAGGCGGGATTTCGGGTACCAGCCCGATCGAAGGTGTGTCGGGGCAACTCTGCAAAGCCCCGTTCACCACGCCAACCAATCTTCCGCTGATTTCGGCGAACGATGCGAACATGCCGGCGGTGCTCCCCCCGAACCTGCCATTGGCCTCGCCTACCTTCAACATGCCGGTGAGCAGCGGGCGCGGCGTACGAATGCCGCTCGCCAATTTCACGTCGAGCTGGTCGATGGCATTCATCACGTACTGGGACGGCGTAACTAACATCGGCGGGATCTGGGCTGCTGCGGCATCCGATGCCAACGTGCAAAAGGCGGTCGTATGGGGCGCACCAGGCGGGCTTAGGATGGGACAGACCTACACGCCGCACCTGTTCGAAGACACCCGGCCGTGGAAGGTGGGACCAAACTTGGTCCTGATCTGCTTCGACCCCGTAAAGCGTCAGTTTGCATCGTACGTTAACAGCCAGAGAGGCCTCGAAAGCCTTGTCGATGTGGGTGCCAATCCCGCGCCAGCAGTAGCTGCAGGCGACCGCTGGTATATGGGGATGGCGCCGTCAGGGTCTCCGGCCTCTCCCGGCTTTCGTGGTCCGAGCTGGGCGACGTTCGCTGACAGTCTGCACCACAACCCGAAGCTTGCATCACGTCGTCGCGCGCTAATTCAGGCTGCAGCGGATACCTATGGGATCACGCTGGGCTAAAGAGCTAACGCCTGGAAACTAACCCAAGGGCTCTATCCGACCTCGCACAAACCGCGGCGGCATGGATAGAGCCCTACTTGGAACTGGTCCTCACAATTCGACCCAGCGACGGCGCTCCTGGGGTGGCTTTAGAAAAGCCAGGGAGAACCGATACCGTAAGCCTCCGGCTCTTCTGCTCAGGGTCCAATTCAGTAGCTACTGAATCTATCGTACGAGCAAGTAACAGAAAGTTCGCAGCCAGTTCCGAAACCTGCTGGCCCGTCCACGCGTAAGACGAACCAAACTTAGGTTCGCGTAGGTCCGGAATTAGCTTTTTCAAAGCATGCTCGGGCGGGGTCAAATACCAGCCCTCATTTACGCCATGCTCTCCCTCTTTAACAACGATAACCGCCACCGCATGAGCGATGTCATTCCTGCGATCAGCAGCCACCTTGTAGTTCGTCAGTAGCTCATAGACATCCTTCGCGAGCTCTGGCGTGTTTTTGTCGCCGAAATACTCGCTTGCCACGCTCTTCAACAGATCGCGCTTCCTCTCCGAATTGAAAATTAAACCGAACGCCGGCGTAGTACCCCAGCCATCGGCTTCGGCGACGGCGTGAAACAACCAAGTTAGCGCGATTTCGACGTATTCCCAGCTACTTAGGGCTTTCCCAACGGCGGCATAAATCGCGTCAGGATTGTCGTCGCCAACGGTGGCCCTAGCTGGTCGGATCCATGTCAGATTATGGTCTCGAAGTACTTCTGGCAGCATAGCATCCCCCTTTGACCCAATAAAGGCAGACCATCACAAGACGAGTCAAGTATGACGCGCGCGGTAAACCTAGGTGACGATGCTGCCACGGCTCCACCGTGGGAGCGATCGACCCGCCCGCTCTTGTAGAAATCGTTTCTACAAGAGCGGGGCCTCGCCTCTCGAAACGTCCCGCGCATGGTCGCCGCTATGGCCGAACATGCCGATACCCAGCGCCTCATTGGCGATCTTGCGCGCGAAGGCGTGGTCGTATCCGTCGACCACGCTGCCGGCACCGCGCGCGTGCAATTCGCAGACGAACTGACGACCGGCGACATTCCGTGGCTGGAGAGCCGCGCCGGATCCACGCGCACCCACTCGCCGCCCGCGATTGGCGAACAGGTCATGGTCCTTGCACCGGAAGCCGACACCGCGCGCGGCGTGATCATCGGCAGCCTGTCGAGCGACGCGCATCCGCGCCCGGCAAACGACGAATCAACGCTGACCGAATACAAAGACGGCGCACGCATCGGTTACGATCCCAAGTCCCACGCGCTGACCGCCATCCTGCCAGCCGGCGCGACGTTGCGGATCGATGCCGATGGCGGCCTCGTGTTCAAAGGCGACATGACGGTCGACGGCGACATCAAGTCGAACGGCACGATCACGGCAGACACCGACGTCGTCGGCGCGGGTAAGAGCCTCAAGGATCACGTACACCTTGGCGTCCAGCCAGGCGGCGGACTGTCGGGGAAGCCGCAGTGATCGGCATGGATCGCCATACCGGCAAGCGCGTGGCTGGCGGGGATCACCTCGGGCAGTCGATCGACGACATCCTTGAAACGCCGGTCGGCACACGATGCGGCCGGCGCGACTATGGCTCGGAGGTCCCCAAGCTGATCGACCAGCCGAACAACGAACTCGGCCGCGTCCGGATCATTGCCGCCGCGGCGCACGCGCTACTTCGTCAGGAGGGCCGCGCGCGGCTTTCCCGCGTCGTGCTTTCGCCCGGAAAACTCCCGCAGTCGGCCGTCCTCACGATCACCGGCCGTCGCACCGACGTGCCCGGCGCTCCCGTCTTTACCCACTCGTCCACCGTCCGCGCCCTGTCGGCGCTCGCCTGAAAGGTCCGCACATGAGCTTCCTCCACGGGATCAACGTCAACGAGGTGAAGACCTCGCGCCGCTCGATCGTCACCGTCGCCACCGCCGTCATCGGCTTGATCGCCACCGCGCCGGCCGCGGTGGCCGGCGCGTTCCCGCTCGACACCGCGGTCGCGGTCACGAACATCGACGACGCGATCGAGAAGGCCGGCGCGGACGGCACGCTGCGTGCCGCGCTGAAGGCCATCGCCGGCCAGGTCGACGCGCCGATCGTCGTCGTGCGCGTTGCGCCTGGCGCTACGCCGGCCGCAACCACGACCGCGGTCGTCGGCGCCGACGTCGCTGGCGTGAAGACCGGGATGCAGGCGCTGCTCACCGCGTCTGCCCAGTTGAACCTGCATCCCCGGATCATCGGCGCACCTGGTCTCGAAAGCGAGGTGGTCACGAAGGCGATGGTCACCGTCGCCAAGCGGCTCCGCGCCCGCGTCTACGCGTACGCGATCGGCAACGATCGCGGCGAGGCCATCGCCCACCGCGCCCTGTTCCCCGACGCGCGCGAGCTGACGTTGCTCTGGCCGAGCGTAACCGCTCCCTATGGCGTGGCCGGTGCAAGCATCGGCGTGCCGGTCGCGGCCGTCGCCATGGGCGCACGCGCCGCGATCGACCAGGACCAGGGCTGGCACAAGACGCTGTCGAACGTCGCACTGCCGGAGGTCGACGGCCTGGCCGCAGATGTGACCTTCGATATTCAGGACGCCGATTGCGACGCGAACGTGCTGAACGCGTCCCAGCTTGTCACCGTCGTGCGTATCGCAGGCGGCCTCCGCTTTTGGGGCAACCGCACGTGCGCCGCACCCGCCAGCGACTTTGTGTTCGAGAGCGCCTGCCGCACCGCGCAGATCCTTGCCGACACGGTCGCGCTCGGCCTGGTGTGGGCGATGGACAAGCCGCTGCTACCCAGCCTGGCGAAGGACATCGTCGAGCAGATCAACGAGAAGTTCCGGCAGGAAAAGCGCGCCGGCCGCATCCTCGGTGCCGTCGCGGTGTTCGACGGGGCCAAGAACCCGGTCGATCAGCTAAAGGCTGGCAAGCTGCTCATTGGCTACCGCTACACCTTCGTACCGCCGCTGGAGGCGCTCGGGATCGAGCAGGAGATCTCCGACGAGTTCTTTGCCGACTTCACCAGCCTGGTCGCCGGCAACTAAAACCACCTCACGCACGAAAGGTCGACGCGATGGCGTTCCCCAGCAAGCTCAAGCAGACGATGATGTTCAACGACGGCGAAGCCTTCATCGGCGAAACCGTCTCGATCACGCCCCCCAAACTCGCGCGCAAGTTCGAGGAATACCGTGCCGGTGGCATGGGCCGCGCGGTCAAGGTCGACATGGGCGGCGAGCCGCTCGAAATGGAAGCCGTCTACGGCGGTCCGATGCGCCAGATCCTGCGCCAGCACGGAATGCTCAATCTCGCGGGCGTGCAGCAGCGCTTCGTCGGTTCGTTCCAGGACGACGATAGCGGTGCCGTCGACGTCGTGGAGATCGTTACGCGCGGCCGGCACGAAGAGATCGACATGGGCGAATGGAAGCCCGGCGAGGATACCGAGTTCAAGGTCAAGAGCCAGCTCAGCTACTTCAAGCTGACGTGGAACGGCGTCGTCGAGGTCGAGATCGATGTTCTCGGCATGATCGAGATCGTCGGTGGCGTCGACCTGATGGCCGAGCATCGCGCCGCAATGGGCTTCTGATCGCGTGACCGCGATCCGCCGGCCGCGGCGTCGCCCCGGCGCGCTGACCAAGCCAACTCAAAAGACCTGACAGGGAACGTACGATGGACAACCAGAACGACAACTCGACCCCCGCCCCGACCGGAGCGCCAGGTGATATCACTCTCGAATACGATGTCGTAGTCGCTGACAAGATCGTGCTGGCGGCAGGCACGGTGGTTCATGTTCGAAAGCCGATGGCTGGCGCGTTGCGCGGGGCGAACCTCGGGGGCCTCGTCCGCATGGATTACAACCAGATCGCGCTCATAACCCCGCGCGTGACCCAGCCGATCCTGCACCCGCACTTGATCGATGCGATGGATCCCGCAGACGTCATGCAAATTGCGGGAGTACTGGTCGATTTTTTGCTGCCGACTGCGACGAAGGAAGCGCTTTCCCAGAGCATGTAGAGGAGCCGATGGCCGATATCGCCTTCGTCTTCCATTGGCCACCTGACGCGATGGACGCGCTGGCGGTTCCCGACTTGATGCAATGGCGCAATCGCGCCGCTCGCCGCCACAACCCCGAAGGAAAATAGCGTGGACCGTAACCTGCGCATTCGGATGCTCTTGGAGGCCGGTGACCGCGTCACCGGCCCATTGCGCGCCATTGCTGGTGGATCGACAAAGGCCGCGCAGGCGCTTCGGCTGACCCGCGCCGGACTGAAAGCGATCGAGCGCGCGCAGGGCGACATCGCCGGGTTCCGCGCGCTGAAAGCGGGTCTGCGTTCGACCGAGCAGCAGATGCAGTCCGCCCGCCAAAAGGCTGCGGCGCTAGGCCGTCAAATGGCCGAAACCGCAGAGCCCACGCGTGCGATGACCCGCGAGTTCGCAAAGTCGAAAGCCGAGGCAGCAAAGCTCGAACGTCAGCACCAGGCTGAGACGCGCGAGTTGGGTACGCTTCGTGAGCGTCTCCGCGAGGCCGGCGTCGCTACGACGGACCTGGCACGGCATGAACGCACCCTCCGGAACAGCGCTCGGGAAACCAATGAAGAGATTGCAGAACAGGAACGACGCGTAAGTCGCTTGGCCGATCGTGAGCGTCGCATGGCTACCGGTCGGGCGCGGTTTGCTCGGATGCAGGGCGTCGCCACTGGCCTCGCGGCCGGCGGTGCCGCAGCGATCGGCACCGGCATGGCGATGGCGACTCCGCTGCTCGGCAGCATTAAGGCCGCGCAGGAATACCAGTCGGTGATGACCGACATTGGTCAGAAAGCCGGATTGTCGCGGGCGGCGACCGATAAGATGGGCAAGAGCCTGCTCGTCGCCGCGCGCGCTGCAAACCAGATGCCGGCGGATATGCAGCGTGGTGTTGATACGCTTGCTGGCCTCGGCGCTAGCGTACCCGACGCGATGCAGATGATGCCGTCGATCGGCAAGGCATCCACCGCGTACAAAGCTGAAGTCGGCGACATGGCCGCTGCGACCTTTGCTGCCAAAGACAACCTGAAGGTCGCCGTAGGCCAGACAGGTAAGGTCATCGATATTATGGCGCAGTCGGGCAAACGTGGTGCGTTCGAATTGAAGGATATGGCGGCGCAGTTTCCGGCGCTAACCGCCGCGTATCAGTCGCTTGGGCAGTCAGGAACCGGTGCCGTGGCTGACCTTGCCGCCGGCGCACAGATCGCTCGAAAAGGTGCCGGCAACTCCGAAATGGCCGGTAACAATCTCCTTAACCTGCTAAACAAGATCAATGCGAAAGATACCAACGACAACTTTAAAAAGTTCGGCGTTGATCTTCCCAAGGCACTTGAGAAGGCTGCGAAGGACGGCAAGGGGCCGATACAGGCGATCACTGAACTCACCAACAGCACGCTAAAAGGCGATACGAAAAAGCTGTCGTACCTATTCGGCGACGCGCAGGTTCAGGCAGCGTTACGCCCGTTGATGGCGAATATGGAAGAGTACAAAATCATTCGAAAAGAGTCGTTAGCCGCCAGCGGCACGACCGATCGTGATTTTGCGGAGCGAATGAAAGACTCTGCGGCACAATCCCAAGCGCTTAAGGTGAACGCAGCTACGTTGGCAGTTACACTCGGCACGATGTTGCTCCCGACGATAAATGCCGTCGTCAACCGCGCGAATGGCTTTGCTACCTGGATCGGTGATATCGCCAACAGATATCCGAACGCGACTAAGGCGGTGGCTGTAGGTGCCGCAGCATTTGCCGGCCTGTTCCTTATCCTGGGCGGCGGTGCGATCGTCATCGCTGGCCTGGTCGCGCCGTTCTCCGCGCTAGCGTTCGCCGCGGGCGCGCTTGGCATCGGTATGCTGCCAGTGATCGGTATCGCACTTGGTGTGGTCGCCGGCATCGTCGCAATCGGCGCCGCAGCCTACCTGATCTACGCTAACTGGGGCGCGATCAGCGGGTGGTTCGCTGGCGTGTGGAATGGCATCAAGGCAGGGTTTGCGGGTGGCATTGCCGGTGTCGCCGGCATGCTGCTCAACTTCAGTCCGGTAGGCTTGGTCTACAGCGGCGTCGCGGCCTTGCTCAGCCTGTTCGGGGTTCAACTGCCGGCACGTCTTACTGAAGCCGGTCGTCACATGATGCAGGGCTTGGTCAACGGGCTACTGAGCGGACTGCGCTGGGTCGTGTCTGCCGTAACGAGCGTTGCCAGCACGGCTTCCGGTGCCTTCCGTCGTGCCCTTGGCATCAAGTCACCTAGCCGCGTCTTTATGGGCTTCGGCGGCCACATCGTCGACGGTCTGACGAACGGCATCGCCGCGCAGGAAGGCGAACCCGTCAGGCGAATGGATCGCCTATCTAGTCGCCTTACCGCTGCCATGGTCACCGGCAGCGCAATCCCGGCGATGGCGATGGCAGGTCCTGCGAGCACGGCGTCCTCGCCTGCTGGCAACGCCGGGGCGTCCTCGTCTAGCTACGTGATCCATATCAACCAACAGCCAGGACAAGACGGCCAGGCGCTCGCTCGCGCCGTTGCAGACGAGCTCGACCGGCGAGATCGAGAAACGGCTGCGCGTGGCCGTTCATCGTTTGCTGACACCCCTGATTATGAGACCGTCTGATGCTGCTCGCACTTGGCCTGTTCGCTTTCTCGATCGACACGCTGGCGTTCGATGAGATCGCCCGTCGTGCCGACTGGCGGCACGCCACGTCGACGAGGATCGGAGCACGTGACGCCACGCAGTTCACCGGCCCCGGCGTCGAGACGATCGCGCTGCCCGGATCCGTTTATCTGGAGATCGCGGACGGACGGGTTTCGATCGACGAGCTGCGCCGCATGGCGGACACCGGCGACGCCTGGTCGCTGGTCGACGGGCGTGGCTATGTCTACGGCTCCTACGTCATCACCGGCATCGACGATCGCGGCAAAGTCTTCTTTCCCGATGGCACGCCGCGACAGATCGATTTCGCGATCGACCTCCTTCGCGTCGATAGCGACGTAGCATGATCTCCAATATCGCAGCCGTTCGCGTCGTCGTCGACGGCAAGGACATTACACCGGTACTGGAAGGCAGGGTGCCGCAGCCTAACGGCCGCCCCCCGCGCCGTCGCCTCGTCTCACTAGGGATCAGCGAGAAACGCGGAGAGGAAGCCGACCAGCTCGATCTCGTCATCGATGACACCGACGGCACCGTCGCGCTCCCGCCGACGGGCGCGAAGATACACGTCTGGCTCGGCTGGAAGCAGGGCAGCGACGTCACGTCCGGCCTGGTCGACAAGGGATGGTTCATCGTCGACGAGGTCGCGCATGGCGGTCCGCCCGACCTGATCACGATCCGCGCGCGCTCGGCCGACTTCACCAGCGACCTGAAGACCAGGCGGGAGAAGAGCTGGCACGGCACGACATTGGGCGCGATCGTGACAGAAGTCGCCCAGCGCCATCATCTTACGCCCCGCTGCGCCGCCAGCCTCGCGGGGATTGCCATCACGTCGAAGGCACAGAACCGCGAAAGCGACGTGGCGTTCCTGCGCCGGCTCGGCCGCGAACGTGGGGCAGTCGCCAAGATCGCCCGCGGCGTGCTGATCTTCTCGCCAATATCTGCAGGCGTCACCGTGAGCGGCAAGCCAATCGCGACAGTTAGGATCGCTAGGCGCGACGGCGATGCCCACCAATACAGCCGACAGAAGCGCGACGACGTTCCCGGCGTGAAGGCGACATGGCATGATCGCAGATCTGGTAAACGCCTGCACATTGTCGCAGGCAAGACGGAGGGGGCGAAGTCGTTAGCTCGCGTCTACGCCAACGAGACCGACGCTAAAGCCGCTGCGAATGCGGCAAGTGGTCGCGCCGGCCGCGAGCCGGTCTCCCTGTCGCTTACGCTCGCACTAGGCCGTCCGGACATTCATCCTGAGACGAAGGCAAGCGTCACCGGCTTTAAGGCCGCGATCGAATCAGTCGAGTGGCTTGTCGCGGAAGTCGTGCACTCGCTTGGTGATCGCGGTTTCACCACCGCGCTCAAAATGGAAGCAAGCTGAACATTGAGGCGGCTGAGCCGACGCCAGGTAGTGAATTTACCTTGGGTACGTGCGCAACCCAACCATCATAATGGGCGCGAAAGTAGTTTGGACTTTTGCTCTTGAAATTCAGTGTCCGTCAGGATGCCGGCTGAGCGAAGCTCAGCAAGGGCTCTGAGTTCGTCAGCGATTCCATTCGACGAAGTGGCCTGCGGCGGTCCACGGCGAGCGGCGATCGAGCGCTGCTCGACTAGGTCGCGCAGTTGTCGGAACTCTGATGCAGTCTTCTTGATGAACAGTACCGTGTTTTCATCTTTCACGGCAGCGCCGACACCCGCCCGGCTCTCCTTGCCGCCTGCTACCCCGAACTGAATGTAACCCGTCGTAAACCCTGCTTCCTTGAACTGCACCGAAGTGATGCTTTCGTATGGTATGCGCTTGTCGCCTTTCAGCCCGTGATTTAACAGGCTCGTTAACCCTTTGCGTCTGATCACGAGAACATCGTCGAGAAGTTCTACTGTTCCGCCATTTTGCCCGTCGTAGATCACAAACATCCCCCAATTTTTTAGAAACCCATAGCCTCGTCCCAAGGCATAACGCGATGAACGCAGGAAACCTGCTCGTTTGGCACTTCAAATTCGATGCCTGGATTGAACTGCCGCAAGACGACTACGCCGGGTCGGCGGCGGACCAGTTGCTTGATCAGGACATGACGGACTTCTTCGCCATCAAAAGTTGGTCCTCGCAGCTGTACGACGACGTCGTCACCTACACCGGGCGAGCGCCTCGGATCGACGAGCAGTCGCCGGCCCGAATCGAACCTCGGCTCCATGGAATGCCCCGAAACGGACACAACGTAGAGATCCGGCCTGCCGGTTACCCCGATCGGGCGCGCCATAAAGTCTGTAGGAGCTGCCATATGCACCTCCGTCTGCTCTACATCCACTATGATTCCGTTTCCGTCCCCGAATTCAAGGTCTGCACCAAGTGCGCTGCCATAGATCGGAAGCGTCTTCGGCAACCGGCGAAACGCCTCGGGCGACATCGCTTGGGATGAGAATGTCCGCTCGATAGCCGTGTCACGGCCGAGCAACCAGTCGGATGACGTTCCAAGGTGCTCCGCGATTAGGTCGAGCCGCTCGGCACCCGGCATCGACCCTTTCTTGATGATATTCCGGATCGCGTCAGGCTGCCCCAACGCAGCAACTGAAATTTCGCGTGCGGTGACATTCAGCTCAGCAAGCTTCGCCTGTATTCGTTCTTTAAGAATTTCCGGTGCGGCACTCATGACGCACTCTTTGCCGTAACGCACCGCACTTGCGCGAGCGGGAAGTTTGACGTTGACATTGCGGTCAAATTTGACGCATTGGGAGCGTCATGAGCGCTGCATATGAGAACGCCCTGCGAACGGTTGCCGATTCGTATGAAGCCGAAGTAGCCCGATGGGGCGGCAAATCCCTGTCGCGTGTCGCTACCATCGTAGTGAGCAGCGGGGCGTTCTTTAACCGTCTTCGTGACGGAAAGACGTTTTCGGTGACTAATCTCGAGAAGTTTGCCTCGTGGTTTCGCGTCCCAGCTAACTGGCCTGATCGTTCGATCCCTCACGATGCGGCCCTCGCGTTGACCAGCATCGGTCGACCACCTCTTCCTGCTAGCACCATGCCGCACCCGTACCGCACGCTTGACGCATCGGTCGATTGCGATCCCCGCAGCGTTTTGCAGCGTGGCCGAATCGCATGACCAAGCCTCGCACCCCCGACAGCTTCGCCGACGCCATGACCAAGGTAATTGCGCAGATTGGCGCGGCCGCTGCAGCGAAGGTCGTCGATCGTGCCGAGCGCACGATTTACGAGTGGGCGAACCCCGATAGCGATACGCTGCCGACGCTGACGCAGGCGCTTGCGCTCGATGCCGCCCACCGCCTCAACGGTGGCGAGGACGCGCCGTTTCGCGATGCCTTCAGCCACCAGCTGGATATCAAGGTCGAGCAGCAGGACGCCTGCCGCCGCGCGCTCATCAGCGACTCGGTCGAGTTCATTGGCGAGGCTAGCGATTTGCAGGCCGCTCTATTCATTGCCGTTCAACCCGGCGCTTCCCCGCTCGATCTCCATCGCGCGCTGGTTGAGGCAACGCAGGTTGAAGGCGTCCTGCGCCGCATACGTCGGCGCCTGCCCAGTTTCCTTCGTCCTGCCATGTCGACGGGGCCGGGGAATGCCGGGGGGACCCATCAGTGACTAAGACGAAGAGAAACTACACGCCGCGCGTACCTGCAACGGTGTGCCCGCACTGCCTGACGCGCTCGATCGCATACGACTCCGTCCAGCTCGACGTGTTCACGCGCGAGATCCGGTACGTCTGCCAGGATGCCGATTGCCAACACACCTTCGTGGCTCAGCTCGGCATCTTCCGGACGGTGCGGCCGAGCATGAAGCCAAACCCCGCAATCACCGAAGCGATCCTGCCGCACGGCCAGTGGCGCTCGAAGCCCGCGAACGATGACCAGCGGGTGCCTGCCAACGACGATCAGCCTGACGCGGCGGAGGTCGCGCCGTCGCCTGGCTAATCCCCTGACCTGATCCCCGCGGCCTCGGCCGCAAACGTCCTGAACCATCCCCCGCCATCCGGAAGCACCCGCTTCCGGCACCGCCACCCCCTTGCCGAAAGGAATGCCCGATGATGCACGTCTTCCCGCGTACATTCACGATGCCGATGCAGCGAGGCGAGCGCGCCGTGAGCGCAAGCGCCGCGGCCCTGACGCCTGCCGCGTACATCCGCCTGCGCCGCGAGGCGGCTGGCATGTCGATCAAGGAAGTCGCCGGCATGCTGGCGCGGAACGCCGACGAGGTCGCACCTGCGCTCGACCTGATCTACGTGCTGGAAACGCCCGGCAATACGGCACGTCACCCCGAGACGCTGGAAGCCCTTCGCAGCGTCTTCCCGTTCGATCCGGACGTCTATCGCCAGCTCGCTACCGATCCGGTCGACAGCCACCCCCGCATCTGCCGTGGCTGCGGTTGCAGCCATTGGGATCCCTGCACCAGCGACGAGCATGGCGCATGCGCCTGGGCGACCGATACCGCCTGCACGGCCTGCCTGCCCGACACCGCGCCGGTGGAGTGCTGCCAGTGATCGCCGTCGCAACCAGCGCGACGCAGCTCGAGCGCACCATGCGCCGTCGCCGCATCGCCAAGATCGTCCTCGCGATCCTGCTCGCGGTCATCTGGATCCCCGTCGCGATCGTCATGCTCGTCGCCGGCACATCGGATCGGCGTCGCTGATGCTGCACGATGTTCTCTTAGGCGTAGCTCTTGCGCTGTTCGGTAGCGCGGGCGCGACCGCGATCGGCGTGATCGCTGCGACGGTAGCGCCGCAGTGGAGCCGGATCTGCCGCCTCGCACTTGGCCATGTCGAGCCTAGCTTCACCCCACTGACCAGAGCGCAACCCATGATCCGCGTTAATGAGAACGCCGCGTCCGCGCGGCGGCTTCGGCCAGTCCTCTGGACGGTCGCTCCTGCGTTGGCGTGGCTGCCTGTAGTCGCTTGGTTGAACCAGTGACGTGGGCGACGTCGCAGTCTGTGGAGGCGACCGTGCCCTCTTCCAAGGGCTCGGCCGCGCCGGAAAGCAGTGCGACGTCCTCGCCGTCCGCAAGGCTTTCGCCTCGGTCCGCTTCGACGACGGACAAGCCGTCCTCTGCCTCGCCAAGGATCTCCACCCGATCCAGCGACGCCCGCCGCCCATGTTCTGACCCGCTCGCGGCTCTTGGCGAAACGCTTTCTACAAGAACGGCCGCTGGCGCGACCGCTCGATCTCCTCGCACCAACAGGATCTCCATGATGATCAGCGCCGCTCCCCTCGAAGCTCGCCAGTCTCACCCATCGCCACAAGATACGAACTGTTCCCAAAAGCGGGAACAGCGCGGCATGCCGGTCGAAATGGTCCGGATCATGGGACTGGAGACCGCAGCCCAGCTGCTCGGCAAAGGCCGGCTTGCTGACGAACTCTGCATCACGGTTCGCGCGCTCAACTACAAGATCGACGCCGGGCGCGGCGTATCCGATGCTGACGTAGTCGCAGCGGCGCGCGGACTCGAAGAGCGAGCCGAGCGGTTTCTCGCGCACGCGCAGAAGTTGCGGGCCGTCATCGCGCCTGCCGTGTCCGACACCGTGACCGCCGCACCGTTAGGACAGGCGAGCATCGTTCTCGTTCACTGCGATCACGTTGAGCGCTTCGCCTATGAGCGCCAGGGACAAGGGCTCGATGCGTCGCCCCACATGCTCGCAGCGGCCGCAAGGAAGTTGGCGCAGGCAATCCTACCCAAGACCAAGAATATCGTGCGCGCTGCGGCCGACCCGGCGGACGCGCACTAATGGGCACCGTCACCATCCTGAAGATCGTCTGCGATCGTTGCGGCCACGAGGCCACGGGCGAGCAGAAAGCTTTCCCGGATTGGGCTTGGATCAATGCGGCTCGGCAGTGCGCAGAGGGCGCACGCCTGGGCGCGCAGCCTGGTGCCGGCAGCTATGGTGACGACCTGTGCCCTGGCTGCATGGAAAAGCTTCTTGCCTGGTGGAGCGGCGCAACGACACCGGCTGCGCAGCCGATGCCGGCCGCACCGCCCCAGCGCCCGCCCTTTACGCTCATAGATCGGAAGAACGCGGTCGCGAAAGTAGCGCACGCACTACGCCTTCGGACCGAGTTCGCCCTCTCGATCGTGCGGAGCGAACCGACCAGCATCCTGAGCGGCGACGTAGTCCCCGGCACGCTGTTCGGCCTCGACGATACTGCCGCCGGCATCGTCGACGGGGTCCTTGATGCTCTTGGCTACAACAGGAAGGGGGCATGACCCATGTCCTCGGTACAAGGACCGTCAGGGAAGCCCGAGAAGCCCTCGCACCCTACCGATCGGCAGGACGATGCCCGTTCGGTGTGTCCCGAGTGTCAGCAGCGGTTCACACGCAAACACCCTTTGCAATTGTTCTGAACGCCGCGTCACCGGGATCGGTGGAACAACCGCGCAGCGATTCGTGGGCGGGTTCTGACACCGCTGCAGATGGTCGCGCGCATCACGCGCAACGGCACCCGCGGCAGTCCGGTCGATCGGGAAGCCGGTCGTCGAGCCAACAGCCAGTTGAACTACCTTATCAACCGCTACCGGGACGAGGATGCTCAGGCGCAGCGCATGGCGTGGCCTGCATACATGGCGCTGCGGTACGCCGGGGGCTTCGATCCGCTGTGACGAAGAACCCCGGATACCTGCCCAGCGAAGCGATCGGCAAGCGCGTCCGTGTGAAGCTCGCGCACGGGGGCGAAGGAGCAACCGACGCCAATCCCATGAGCCCGCCCGGCTGGGCGGCAGACGGAAAGGGTGGCTGCAACTGGCGACGGACGGGAAGCCCTTTCGACATCGCCGAATACGAGGTGATCCAGTGAACGCTCCGTCGCTCATCAAACTGTCCCGCAAGCTGATGCGAGCGGCCGACGTCGGGAAAGGCGTCCGGATCGAGTCCCCGGACCTCGATCTACTCGGAAGCCTCGGGCTCTTCGACATCATCAATCGTGCCGTAGCCGACTACTTGAAAGAACAGACACAATGCCGCGACGCACTCCGCCGGTCTACCAAAGAGGGAAATACTGGCTCGCCCATGACGAACGGGCAGACGGAACCCTTCGGAGCCCCAACCTATACATCTGGTGGTACGACAGTGGAACGCGACGCGAGCGCAGCACGTCGACGGCTACAAGCGACGTAGCAGCGGCCATTCTGGAACTCGACAAGGTCTACCTTGCCGACAAGGGCGAAGCGCCGGCCTTCTGTCACGCATGCGGCCAGCCGCTCGCGCAGGCGCAGGCGTATCTCCTGACCGACGCCATCGCAGACTATAAAATCGAGTGGGGCAACACGCGCGCTTCGGCTGACACGATCTCGGGTCGCTTGGCGCATGCTGTGGCGTTCCTTGATGCGGAGCAGGCCCTTGGTGCGGAAGGCCGGTTCGGCCACTCCACCAGCTGCGCGACGGCGTGCGGCACTGTGTTCGTAAACGCCTTCCGCGCCTGGTCCCGATTGCAGCCAGTCGAATGGCGCAACGGCAAGGGCGAAGTCACCGTGTCGCGCCCGCGCTCGCCGGCCGCGACCGAGGCGTCGATCGCGCAGCTGATCGCCGTCTTGAATCATGCCGCCAACGCGGAGCCGGCGCGCTCCGATAAGAGACCGATCTACAAGCCACTTCCCGCCCGCCAGGTGCAACGCCAGCGCCGCACCCGAATCGGTGTCGAGGAACTGGCAAAGATGTTCGCCTACGCAGCCGAGCCCGATCGCCAGCGCGGTTCGCTGCACGCGTTCCTCGTCGCATCGGTCTGCACGATTGCGCGGCCTGGTGCTGTCGTCGACATCAACGTCGCCCCCGATCGCGAGCAGTGGTGGCCGGGCGCGCCGACGATCGACCTCAACCCGCAAGGGCGCACGCAGAACAAGAAGCATCGCGCCGTCCTGCCGGTCCTGCCGCTGCTCGATCGCTGGCTGCGCGAGGAATACGAGACGTACATGGCGCTGCCGATACCGGACCGCGCCGGCCGGGGCTGGCTTGTGAACTATCACGGCCGCGCCATCCAGGACGTCGATCGCGCCTGGGATACGATGCTGACGAACCTCGACATGCCTGCCGGCCGCGAGTGGCGTCCGTACCTGCTGCGCCACAGCCTCGCGACCCTCGTCCGTAACAACGGCGCGAAGAAGTGGGATCTGGAGGGCTTCATGGGCCATCGCGACGGAAGCCAGACCGAGGTCTACGCGATCGGCGAATTCCCCACCGTCGTGCGCGCCCTGAATCGCATCATCGCCAAGATCGAGAAGCTGGCTCCGGGCTCGACGCACCGGAACCATACCGGAACCGGCGTCGCCGAAAAGTCGGCTGGAGTCAGAAAAATGTGA